GAACACGAGTCAATGAGTTTCACTAAACCGACGCAGATGCCGACGTTCGTGCTCATCCTCATGATTCGCAACGAGGAGAAGATTCTGAAACGCTGTCTAGAGTCCGTGGCCGACCTTGTCTCTGCATTTTGTATCTGCGACACGGGCTCTACGGATGAGTCCTGTGCAATTGCCACCGAGTTCCTCAAGACGCACGATGGGTGTCTCACGCACGAGCCGTGGAAGGACTTTGGATACAACCGCACAGTGAGCTTTCGGAACGCACAGACCTACCTGAAGAAGACCGGATGGGACCTGACGGATACATTCGGTCTGCTGCTTGACGCAGACATGGTGTTTGTTCGCGGAAACCTGAAGACTCATCCGCTGGAACGGTCGGGCTATACAGTGATTCAGAAGGCCGGCACGCTCGAATATCCGAATGCTCGTATTGTTCACATGGAGCATCCGTGGACGTGCCGCGGAGTGACCCACGAGTATTGGGATGGGCCGACAAAGAGTCTTCCGCTCTCCGTGTGTTATATCGACGACCGCAACGACGGTGGATGCAAGGCGGATAAATTTGAACGGGATGTTCGTCTTTTGGAGCAGGGCCTGATTGACGAACCGGACAATGGACGCTACATGTTCTACCTGGCCCAGACGTACAATGGTGTCGGAAAGCTGAAGGAGTGCATTGCCATGTACAAGAAGCGGATTGCCATTGGCGGATGGGAGGAGGAGTTGTGGTATAGTCATTACATGATCGGCAAGTCGTGGTTGGCCTTGAAGAACATTCCGAAGTTCGAGCAGTGGATGCTCAAGGCTCACGAACGCCGACCATCTCGTGCGGAGCCCATGTATCAGCTAGCCAAGTACTTCCGCGAGAACTCACAGCATCACAAGGCGTATCACTATACCCAGGTTGGTCTGGGGATTCCCATGACAACGGATGCATTGTTCGTGGAGACCGATGTGTACACTGGGCTGTTTGAATACGAGGCCACGATCCTCTTTTATTACATTGGTCAGTGCCGCCGGGGCCTCGACGAGTCGGTTCGCTATCTGCTCAAAAACCGCCCGCACCAGGAGAATGTGTACACAAACATGCCCTTCTACATTGAGCCACTGACATTCGCATCAAAGGCCCATCCGATTGACCGCGACCTCTTTGGCGAGGACTATCATCCCACGTCCGTCTCCCTCTTCATGCGAGGCGGAAAGGTCTACCACAATGTGCGTTTTGTGAATTACTCCATCAACCCTCAGACAGGGTCGTATCTCATGAAGGAGGACGGTGTGGTTCGCGAGAACTCGACAGTGCGGACACAGAACGCCTTCTACAATCCTGAGACAGGTGAGGTGACCAAGATGCGTGACGACTCGGTTACCCTGACTCGCAAGCCGGGTGCACATATCGTGGGGTTGGAGGATGTCCGCGTGTACACCAACGGATCGGGCGAGACCTGCTGCACTGCGACCACGTGGGAATATACCGATAAGATTCGCATCTTCCAGTCCAAGTACGACCCTATTCAGGGTCTGTATTCGGAGTGTCGTATTCTGGATTCGCCGGGCAACCAGGAGTGTGAGAAGAATTGGATTGCCATCAACAACACGGACCATATCATTTATGGATGGAGTCCTCTTCGCGTGGGTAAGATTCACGGCACCGAGTTGGCCATTCACACGCAGCACGAGACGCCGTGGTATTTCAAGCACTTCCGGGGATCGGCCGTGACATTCCAGCCACCCCAGTATCCCGGCGAAACGTGGGCGTTGGTCCACACGGTTGAGTACTGCCAGCCTCGCAAGTACTTCCACCTCTTCGTGCGGCTTGGCGAGCACTACAAGGTAAAAAGTATCAGTCGCCCCTTCGTCTTCCGTGCCAAGACGATTGAGTACTGCATTGGTTGCATGCCCGATCCTGCCTTCACCACGCTGACGTGCGTCTTTTCCACCATGGACGACAATCCGCGTATGATTGACATTCCAGTGGCCAGCCTGGAATGGATTCAGGTGTAGAGCTGACGCCACGACTCGTTTGTCACGGCGGCCGTGTCCTTCAAGATGTGGCGTGCCGTGTCCACGTCCAGCGTGCAGGGCAGCGTGATCTTCTTGTAGAAGACATAGTCCTTCGCAGTCTTCTCATCGGCAATCCGGAGCAGGTTGATGCGAGTCACCAGCGACTCGACCGCCCGAATCAGCGTGCGAACACCCTCCTCCTCCTTGCTGAACTCCTCAATCAAGTACTTCACCGCATCCTCTGTCAGGGTCAACTGGCCCGTCAGCTGAACGCGGTCCAGAATCTGCGGCCACACATACTTGGTGAGAATGTTCTTCTTATCCTCCGCATTGTAACCCGAGCAGTTGATGACCTGCATGCGGTCACGGAGAATCGGGTGGACCTTCGACTCGTCGTTGAAGCTGAACACGAACAGACACTGGCTGAGGTCAAAGTCCACGCCGGCGAAGTAGCGGTCATGGAACTGGGTGTTCTGCGACCGATCCGTCAGGTGAATCAGCATGGACACAATCTCATCGCCGTGCGATGTGGTCGAAATCTTGTCCAGCTCGTCGAAATACAGAACCGGGTTCATGCACCGAGCTGTCATGAGGGAGTCGGCGATGCGACCGCACATCGACCCCTCATACGTGAAGGAGTGGCCGACAAAGTTGGCGGAGTCGGAGGCACCACCCAGCGAGAAGAACTCGAACGGACGCTGAAGCACCTTGGCCACGCCGTTCTTGGCGATGCTCGTCTTGCCCACACCCGGAGGTCCCTTGAGAGCAATGACATTGCCCAAAGACCCCGGACTGGAAATCCACTGGGCGAGCGTCTGCATAATCTGCGTCTTGGCCGTAGCCATTCCGTAGACAGCCTTGTCCAGCATGTCACGCGTGTTCGCCAGATACTTGGCACACGGCTCGGGACCGTCCGACAGCTTCACCGGGAGCGTGACCATCTTTCCGAACGGAATGCGAAGGAACGACTCGACCCACGTCCGAAGCTTGTATCCCTCCGAGCTGTCCATCTCGTTCAGGATGTCGACCTTCTTGATGACAGCTGCCTTCAGCGAGTCAGGAATTGGCAGCTCGAGGACACGGAACTTGAAGGGAACATCGCCCTCCTCGATCAGCGACGACAGACGCTTCATCTGCTCATTGAGGCGACGACGCTTGGACTTGGGCAGGTCCACGAAGTAGTCCTCCTCATCATCGTTCAGCTCGATAGCCGGTGCGTCCTCGCGGACCTTGTGACCACCACCCCCAGTATACTTCTTCTTGAGATGGCTGATGAACTCATCCTCTTCGGACTCGGACTCGGACTCGGACTCGGAGTCTCCAATTTGAAGCTGTGCCTTACCACTGGCAACCGTGTGGATATGCAGCTGAACGCGGACCTTGGACCCCTTGGGAAGCTTGATGACGGGAGCCTCGTCTTCGGACTCCTCCTCCTCGGACTCAGACTCGGTCTCGGACTGGTCTTCGGACTCATCCTGCTCATAGTCCTCATCCTCAGACGAATCTGACTCCGACTCGGACTTTAAGGTCTCATCCTTGACCCACGTCGTGTTGGCGGCACGCTTACGAAGATTGTAACGACTGGGCATCTTGCTGCCTCCCAAGAAAAAACAAAAGGCATCCGTTTTTTGACAGAGTATACTAATGAGCGAGCTTGCGAGCATCACCGATATCGCAGAGAAGCAGGCCAAAATGCTCGCAGCACGCGACGCAGAGGCACCGGCAATCAAGTTAAGCACTACGATCGTTGAAGCGTTCTTGAAGTCTCACCGTGCTCTTTGTTACGGCGGCACGGCCATCAACAACCTGCTTCCGAAGGAGGACCAATTCTACGGCCCAACCGAGACGCCGGATTATGATTTCTTTACCGAGACTCCGCAGGAGCACGGCATGCTGATCTCCGACCAGCTTGCGGCCAAGGGGATTGAGAGTATCGAGATGAAGCCCGGCGTTCACCTTGGAACCTACAAGGTGTTCGCGGACTACCACGGTGTGGCTGACCTGACGTTCATCGCACCCAAGTTGTTCGACCATCTGTGGAAGGAGAAAATCACGCGGCACGGAATTCACTATGTCCATCCCAATTTCTTGCGGATGTCCATGTATCTGGAACTCTCACGCCCCGAGGGTGACATCTCTCGCTGGGAAAAGGTGTACACTCGACTGATGCTTCTGAACAAGCACTATCCCATCCTGTGCACGGATGAACCCAAGGAACCGGGGCAGCTCTCCGTGGAGCAGAAGAAGGATGTGGTTCGCATGCTGAAAAAGCATCCGATTGTGTTGCTTGGGTTCTCTGCGGTGTCTCGCCACGAGAAAAAGGCGGTCTGGTATACACCTGTTTCGCTGCTGGCGGAGAAGGAGGAGATCGAAAAGCACACGAAAGGACACAAGACGGTTGTCCACGAGGAAACGGACATTCTTCCGAAGCGAACGGATGTTCTGGACAAGGACGGTGCGGTGATGTATCAGTTCTATGAAACACAGGCGTGCCATAGCTACCACACAACAGGGGACGGTCTTCGCATTGCGAGTATTCCCACTACGCTGACGTTCTTTCTGGCCCTGGCATACTCGGGTGCCCCGAAGGACGAGATAACTCGGCTGATCTGCGTGGCCCAGCGTCTGGTTGAGTTGGCGGCGGACAAACCGAAGCGAAGGTTCGCTCTCTTGACCCCAGCAGAGTGCTTGGGTAAACAGAAGGAGTTGCTTGATATGCGTCGTGAACGCGTGGAGCTGTTTGCCAAGGTGGGAAAGAACAAGGAGTCGGCTGATTTTCTGCAGTATTTCTTCACATACAATCCGAAGAACGACAAGACGAAACGGTCAAAGATATCCGCACTTCTCAAAAAGACCCGTAAGGCACGTCTCAAGGGATCGTCCTCGGAACAGTGACCGTGGCCCCTGACCCATTGACAACTGTGCCCGTTGTCATGGCAAAGGGCTGTCCGGCAACGGCGGCACACTCGCGGAATCCCTGCTGCACCTGGAAGAGGAAGCTGTAGCTATTCTGAATTCCCTGCGAGCGATACGCATTCACACCGGAGTAACCCGAACCCGCAGGAATGTTCGTGATGTACGCAAGTCGAACCTTTGTCTGTGCAAGCACGTCAGACGCATCGCGAAGACGCATGCCTTGAAGTCCGTTAAGCGTAGTGCCGCTTTGTCCTCCGGAGCTCATTTACTACCCACTTACATTTTATCGCCCCGTATACCAGGTCACATCAAAATACTGTCCGGAGTCGGGACTGCGAACAAGCGAAGCCGGAGGAGACGCACGCGCACGTGTCATAACTTCGGACGCCGAGAGTGCACGAGAATAATAGGTCAATCCGCCGACTTGCCCATCGAATCCATTCGATCCTCCGATGGTCACGGGCGCATCTTCTTGCTTCGGAAGCTGTGTGAGCGTGTGGTGACGACGCAGGAGACCATTGATGTACACGTCTACGGTGTACTGCGTAACCACAATAGCAATATGAATCCACTTCTGGGCCGGAATGTTGTCAATCAGAACCGTCTCAATCGCACCGTATGTCGCCACCTTGACGAGAATCGACCCCGATTGACTCGCCAGATACAGTCCGGGGCAGTTGGCCCGATTGAAGACCGTTCGCTCTGTGCCGTTTTTATACGTAAAGTCATTCACCTCAAACCACCCTTCAAAGCTGAAGGTCGCACCCTCGGGCTGGTTGTTTGAACGCGGAAGAGTTGCATTCGACGTATACACAACCTTTCCGGTTTGCGTTCCACCTTGTAGCGCCACGGATGTTGGGTCAGTCGACGTGGAGGCATTCCACGCAGCTACCCCCAAGATAGCAAGTCCAAGTCCGATTGCAACCTCCATTGTTCCTTACTTAGAAACAAACCCTCTCGAAGTGAGACGCAGACCTCCTGCCTTCACCTTGACTGGCAGCAAAATAATCTTGACCAATTCCTCGTATGTATGCGTCTTCTGATACTCAATTGCCTGTGGGGGCACTGGACGCCCCTTGATGTTGTACACGTAGTGAATACGAGCCGGGTCTGACTGTGTTTCCTTCCGGAGGAGCCCGGTCTTGGCAAGGTCGATGGTCCATTTCAGGTCCTCACCTCGCGTGGCGTCTTCGAACTGAACAAGCTTCGCAATGTCTGCGAGCATTGGGTTCAGATGATTGGGTGGACGCACAAACACGCCGTCTACGTACAGTTTCCCGGTGAGGGGGATCTCAATGCTGTGGGTGAAGGTGTGTTCGTCCATCTGTCCTCGAATCCGCATGACGTCTTTCTGCTCCGTAAAGCACGCCAAGAAATCCTCGAAATATGCATCCGTAACCGAATCGTCATCGTCGATAAATGCCGTATACTTGCCCTTGGCGTTTGCCAAGAGGTTGCGACGCTTCATGCCCACGCTCATTTCGCGGTTGTCCAGTGCTTCGTTGATATCAAGACGCAGGCCCGGGCAGACACGAGCAAATTGTTCGCGGAGAGTCGCCTTCAATGCTTCGCACTGTGCCCGCCGTTCAACCAAAGTCGGAATCAAGATCGACAGGTCAAACTCATACACCCTTCGCGAAACATAGGTCCGAAGGTCCTGTTCGAGATACCGGTTGTTCCGCAGATAGAGCGAATCGAATGCAACCCTGTGTCCAAGCAACGGATGGCGGTGGCGAATAATACACGTGGGGTTGTAGATTGTCTTTGAGCGTAGGGTGGTCTTGCACAAATCCGTGAGCTCCGTATCGCAATAGAAGCTCTTGTACACGGGCGCATAGATTGAACCGAGTCGTTCATACATGGTGCGTCCATAGATTGATAACGTGTTCAGCCGAGTCCCCTGGAATCCATCATTGAACCAAAGAATGCAATCGCGGTCGGGAGTCATGCTGCGTCGAATATGCTCATCGTATCCGCGAACCTCGGGAATCATATCGTCCGAGACCAACACAATGATATCCCAAGGATAGTCTACCTTCTCAATATCCGCATTGCACGCCTCAATCTTCGTCGTGCTTCCGCCGTAATACAGTGCGTTCCATGCGAACCGTCTGATGACACTGAACAGCTGTTGTTGAATGTCATGTCCGGTCATGGTGGCGTCGTCTACGTCGCATGAGACGACAACACCAATTAGGTCTGGCCGAGCGGCCATGCCGAGATACTGGTTTAGCGTTTTTATCAGCTGATCGGGTCGCGAGCGGCTAGGGCATTTCAGAAGAATTCGCGACATTACTATTTGGTAGAAGAGAACCAACTCGATATATCCGAACTCGAACCGCCCACGACATCCTTACCGGCACTGTCCTTAACGCCAAACACAAAGGTATATCCGAACAGCGAGAGGTTGCTGAGCTCAGAAGCCGCAGACGGCGTCGAACTCGAGCATGCGGTGCCCGCGCCAAAGAACGCACCTGCATCCGAGGAGTCAATCTTCGTCGACGAGCTCTTGACCGTGCACACCGAACCACCGAACCCACCACCGCCACCAATGATGAGCTTGCCGGATGCGGGCATCGGGACACCGTCAAGCACCTGAGACTTCTGAAGCCGACCATTGATGTAGATGTCGACGTTCCGATTATGCACTGTGATCGACACTGCGAACCACGACTGCAGCGGCACGTTCTCAACGGTGACAACCTGCATTGTTCCGCTTCCCACGTTGACAGTGTTCACGTTCGTTCCGGACGGATACAGACTGATGGCGACTTGAAGGGAATTGTCGGTCGGGTGAAGCGTGACAGCCGGAACGCTCGTGCCCGGATTGGTTGAGCTGGTCTGTGAAATGACCGGCTTGGGTTGTCCGAACTTGTATCCCCAATCCTTGATGTACATCCAAAATTGAAGGCTTGTATTTGAACCCGACACAATCGATGGAATGGTTGACCCGACCTTTGCGTCCACCGCCGTGGGAGCTTGGTCGGCGGCCAATGCGACTCCGCCCGCGGGTCCTACATACTTGCTCGCCGCAACAACAAGTGCAAAGACGACGCCAATCGCGAAGATTGCACCTAAAATTCCCATATAATTGATTGGCTTGGGTCCAGCGGGTGCCAGTTGAAGGGCCAGCCCGGGCGGCTTTGATGCGGACGATCCCATCTTTATGCTTTACAAGGGAAAGGTATTCAAGATAACAATGGAAAAACGAACACTGCCTATCCAACGAACACCGGTGCCAATGTTCTGTAATAATTGTGGAGAGAGAGGTCATGTCTTTAAGCACTGTCTGCAACCTGTGCTGTCATGCGGTATCATCTTGGTGAATCGGGCATCCATACCGGTGGACCCGACCACTGTGCAGGTCTTGATGATCCGAAGGAAGGACAGTATGAGTTTCGCGGAGTTTATGCGGGGAAAGTATGATCCGTCGGACGAGGCCTACGTGGGTCGGCTCTTCACCAACATGACTCTGCAAGAGCAGACAGCAGTCGTGTGCGAGCCGTTTGACGTGCTGTGGAATCAGCTGTGGGGAGATGACCACTCGTCACCGGAGTACATGTTCTCGAAGGACCGGTTTGCTCGCGTAGACCGTGAGGGGGCAATGCGAAACAACATGTCGGTGTTCAAGGAGCCAGAGTGGGGATTTCCGAAGGGTCGGCGGGTCCGCACGGAGACAGATGTAGAGTGTGCGATTCGTGAGTTCAATGAGGAGACCAATGTTCCGCGTGACGCATACACGCTGTTGAAGGACATTGTCTTGGAGGAAACGTTCATGGGTCTGAACGGGATTCAGTATCGCCACATCTACTTCGTTGGACTGCTGACAGCCCCAGAGCGTGTGAATGTGGGTCAGAAGATGACACACATGCAGCGACGTGAAATTTCGGGAATTGGGTGGAAGACGTTCGACGAGTGTCGTGGATATGTTCGCCCTCACCACGTGGAGCGAATGGCCATGTTGGATGTGTTGGAGAATATCGTCAAGACGTATGAGAGCAATTAACGATGACGGCGAGTCTTGCGAGACTTGCGAGACTTCTTCTTGGTGCGGCGTCGCCGTCCGCCATCCGAAGCCGAGACTCTCTTCTCTTTGGCCGCGAGCAGTTGCCGCGCCGCATACGCCGCCTCCGCCGCCTCCTTGGCCTTCCTCGCCGCCTCCATCCGCGCCGCCCGCGCTGCCGCCTCCGCTGCCGCCGCTTCTGCCGCCGCTTCTGCATTCGCTCTCGTGTCGCTCATTTATACGAATCCCCGACATTAATCCGGACACGCTGTGATTCCAAGCATTGTCAAGGCCGCGGTCTGTGTTCCAAAGGCATAGTGGAAGATCTCGGCGATCACCAGCCAAAACAAGAAGTGAAGAAGGACATTACCCCCAAACTCCCACGACGTGTACATTGCGAGCATAAATGTCAGGGTTGTATCGACAACCGCCACGCCCATGAACCGGATTGAGTGAGCACCCGTGCCAGGTGCCCCAAAGATATTCGCATACGGACAGCTCATTGTATCTACGCAAACCTAAAACGTGCAAAGTAGACCGTGATGCAGTAGGCGACGACGCTCAGCACAAACACCCACCACCACACGGGGAACACGGTGGCCTCCTTGTCCTCCGTCCCGAACGGACGGATCCGCCCTTCACGCCCAAAGGCGACGGACGGTTTGATGTACAGGAAGGCCGCCATCAGGAACAGGTAGATGGACACCATCCAGATGCGGTGGTTTTTCCGGGTCAGCGGCTCCATTATCAAATACCAGGTAAAAACAATGTCCGCCCCAGCGTTCGTCCTCCCGAACCGGAAAGCGTTCGCGGACTACATTACTCGCATCTTTCTCAAGTATCGCAAAGAAGACCGTGACCCCCTCGACGCCGAAGACAAGGACGCCGACCTGTGCTTGAAACAGTCGAATGCCCGTGAGATGTTTCCATACCAGAAGCTGATTCGCGAATATTTGATGATCGAGACGCCGTATCGTGGCATTCTGCTGTATCACGGTCTGGGGTCCGGCAAGACGTGCACGTCCATCGCCGTTGCCGAGTCGCTGATGAGCTACAAGAAGGTGTATGTGCTGACTCCGGCCTCCCTTCAACAGAACTATCGGTCTGAGCTGCGAAAGTGCGGTGACCCTATCTACGCCTTTGAACAGCACTGGCGTGAGAAAGCATTGAATGAGCAGTCCCGAGCCGAGGCCAAGGCATTGTCCATCTCCGATGGATTCCTGGACAGGAATGGCAAGTTTTTCGTGACTGTGGCGGGTGAGAACCCGAATTACAAGGACCTGCCCAAGACGGCTCAGGATATCATCAAGGGCCAGATCGAGGATATCATCGGACAACGCTTCAATTTTATCAACTACAACGGTCTGTCCAGCAAGAACATTGATACCTTTGTTCCGAAACCCGACGCCGAAGGGACGTTCCCCGAGAATCCGTTCAACAATTGCGTGGTCATTATCGACGAGGTTCATAACCTGATTTCGCGTATCGTCAATTCCTCCGAGATTGCCCGCCGACTCTACGATGCAGTGTACAAGGCCACCGACTGCAAGATTGTCGGGCTGTCTGGCACGCCCGTCATCAATCGCCCCAACGAGATTGCGTATCTCATGAATCTGCTGCGTGGACCCATTGAACGGATCACCATTCCCTTTGCCAAGGCAGCGTCGTGGGACGAGGAGAAAATGAAGACGGCGTTCAAGGCATTACCCGACGTGGATACAATCGAGTTCAATGCGGTGAAGAAGTATGTGCTGATCACTCGCAACCCTCCTCATTTCCGGTCGGTCTATAACGAAGCGGGTGACCGCATTGCCGTGCAGTACAAGAAGGACATTCCCTTTGTTCCTCTGGCCATGGACTGGGTCAAGACCTGGGACAAGAAGATAACCGGAGAGATTGGTGCCGAGATTGCGGTTGACCGCGTGACGACGGAGAATCTGGAATGCTTGCCCACCAAGTTTGAGGAGTTCGCAAGCACGTTTCTCGATGGACTGAACATCAAGAATCCCCTGCTGTTCGGTAAGCGTATCCAGGGCTTGGTGTCGTATTTCAAGGGTGCCGACGAGCGGCTAATTCCCAAACGCGTGGAGGACGACAAGATGCTGGAAAAGGTCATCATGAGTTCCGAGCAATTCACACAGTATCTCGACGTTCGCTTTCAAGAAATCAAGGCGGATGCGAGGAAGGCGTTGAGCATGAACGATGACGGCGGGTCGTATCGTGTGATTTCTCGTCTGGCCTGCAACTTTGCCGTGCCTCCCGAGTTGAAGGCCCTGACCAAGAAGGTGGAGACCGAGTTTAAGGAAACCGATGTTCCCGACAAGCCCGAGATTCTGGCGGCCTTGAAGGCTCAGCCGGACAAGTACTTGACGGCCAAGGCGTTGGAGCAGTATAGTCCTAAACTGTTGAAGATGCTGACAAACGTGGAGGCCACCCGCGGTGCCGGTGCCGAGTGGCCCAACCAATTCGTGTATTCGCAGTATCGCCAGCTGGAAGGTCTCGGCGTCTTTGCCGCTATTCTGGATGCGAATGGGTGGCAGCCGTATAAGATCACCAACAAGAACGGACAGTGGCAGGAAGACGAGATGGCTGACAAGCCAGCGTATGCCTTCTTCTCCGGCGAAGAGAAGGAGGATCAGCGTGAGCTGATGCGTCAGATTCTTAACAATCGCTACGAGAACAGCTTTCCGCCCAGTCTGAAGACGAGCATTGAGAAACGCGGTAAGAAGTTGCTGTGCATGCTGATGGCCACATCAAGTGGTGCCGAAGGTATCACGTTAGCCAATGTCCGTCACGTTCACATCATGGAGCCGCACTGGACTTCGGCTCGCCATGACCAGGTTATCGGGCGTGCTATTCGCATTTGTTCCCACGCGACACTGCCGCTCGACCAACGCACCGTCAAAATCAGTCTGTATATCTCCGTAATCTCGCCCACGCAATCCAAAGGTGCCGACGGACCGAACGTGGTGGCCGTTCGCAAATCCGATGTGGAGTTGAAGCGGTATGAAGGTGAACCAGCTGTGGAGACGTTCATGTCCACAGATGAGTACCTGTATGAGAAGGTGTATGAAAAGGACAAGGTCAACCAGCGGATTTCCATTCTGCTGAAACAGTCGGCCGTAGATTGCGAAGTCCACCGCAAGCTCCACTCTCGCGAGAAGCCGGCTATTTCGTGCATGCGGTTCGATACCACCGCCACTGGTGAGGACCTGGCCTTCAAGCCGAACATCAAGTCCGATGACCTGGACGAGACGTATCTGCGGAACATGACTCGCAAGAAGCGGCGGTTGCAGAAGTTGAAGATCAAGGACATTGTGTATTTCATGGACCCCGACTCGAAGGAGATTTTCGACGGTCAGGCCTTTGAGGACAATCAGCGGTTGTTACGCATCGGCACCAAGATCTCCGAGACGCAGATCAAGTACTGGCTGTCCTGAGGTCGTCGAGCCAAACGCCGCACACGTCGCTCCAAGTCTTGAACTTCATCTCCAACGCCCGAGCCTGCATCGTGATATAGTTCTCCATCACCGCATCCATCGCGTCGGCCACGTGATTCGGGTCGAAGGACGGCGCACTCAGGCCCAGAGGCATGGCTGCCGCCTGGTAGACAAGTGGTCCCGGACGAATATACTGCGTGACTGTGGTTGGAAGGAAGGAACGATACGACCCCACATCCGTGACAATCTGGGGGGCACCCGTATACAGATGCTCGAGCTGGCACAGTCCGAAGCCCTCGCCGTCTGACGTGTTGATGCCAACATCGGACATATTGTAAATCTGGTTGATGCCCTCGTCGCTCAGCATGTTGGGCGGGGCCGTGTCCACAATCGCCATACGCTTGGCATACACATTCGGCTCCAGACCCGCACGGACGATCTGATCGTGGAAGATACGCTGAATATCGTAGTGAGCACCCTTCTGCGGGTCAACCGTTGTCACCATGAGGAGCCAGAGCGGCTTGTCCGGATGACGACGCAGCAGCTCCACGAATCCCATAATGGTCAGATCCTGACGCTTCCGCTGGCTGTTGCGATTGGCGTTCAGAAACACAATTGCCTCCGAAGGAAGACCCACATTCTTGCGGAGAGCCATACGTGTCGCAGCCGGCAGACGAGAGAAGACAGTCGAATCGATTGCATGCTCCATCACGCCCGGAAGGGGAATGTCTGTGCCATACTCCGTATACACCTTGGCCCACGTATCCGTGAAGCAATAGACCTTATCTGCCGCCTTGTTCAGCTCGGCCATCAGCGGTGGAGCGATGCCGGTATACACCTGATCCACGTACAACCACAGCTTATACGGCGTCTCACCCTTCTTGTACTTCATCGAGTTGATGAACCGAGCGATGATCATGGGGTCGTTATAGATCATGACCACGTCCGGTCCGACCATCTCCAGATACTCGTGGATCTTGTTGAACCCGAAGCCCTCCTCCTTCGGGTCCTCGTTGGCAGCTGCGTCGTAGGCGACGATTCCCTCGGGAACCTTGCGGATGTTCTTCCGCTCGGGGTGACGCTGAAACCCAAAGTGGAAGGTCTTGACCTTCGGGGCAAGTGTGGCAGCCTGGGCCAGAAGATTGGAGACGACCTTTGAGTAGCCCGTGGTCTGATCAACGTGAGTGCTAACGAGAACGAACCTCATTTGAGTGTATTCTCTCGGATGTGTATAAATAGAATGCAGGTCAATTCTGCACAGGATTATCTGTCCAACCAGAAGCGTCGCATCATTGCCGCTACGTTTACGCAGAAGCCTCCTCCTGCTCACCGGAGGTACAATTACGTTGTCACAGCTGTTCTTGGGAACAAGGCGACGGTATACAACCGCTTCACTGCACCGGCTACGCTTGCTCCGGGTCCGGTGGCCCCGGGAGGTAAGACGACGACATCGACGTGCTGCTTGGCTGCCGGGGGTTCTTTGGTCTAAACAATCGTATAGATAAGATACAATGCCGGGCGGTTTAATGCAGTTGACCCAGGTGGGGGCCCAAAACCAACTGATTAATGGCAACCCCTCCATGACCCATTTCAGAGCCGTGTATCGTCGGTATACGAACTTTGCCATGGAATCTGTTCGCATGGACTTTTCCTCGGCAAACCTGGATTTTGGGACAACGTCCAAGCGAACGCTGAGTTGTCGCATCGATCGGTATGCGCAGTTGCTCCACGACACGTATCTGTTTGTCACTCTCCCTGACATCTGGTCGCCAATGGTGTCGTTGCCCGTTGTGAACAATCAACCTGTAGAACCCCCAACCGGCTATGATCCCGAATGCTCTGCGCTTGGCTACGAGTTTCAGTGGATCAAGAACATTGGCTACAACATGATTGACCGTGTGGACCTGGTCGCAAACAATGTGGTTATTCAGAGCCTGACGGGCGAGTGGCTCAAGATGTACTCGTATCTGACTCACGATGCCGCCAAGCGTCGCGTTGTGGACCAGATGGTGGGCAATGTGCCGGATATCTACGACCCTGCGAATGCGTATGATCGTGTCAATCAATACCCCCACGCGGTTACGCCGGCTGCACTTCCTACGACGATGCCATTCACAACCATTCCCGAGCCATCCATTCGCTCTCGCCAGCTCGTGATTCCTCTTCACTTCTGGTTTGCGGAGAACCCGGGTATGGCTCTGCCCTTGGTGTCGATGCAGAACTCGGAGACGTACATCAACGTAACGCTGCGTCCTCTGAATGAGCTGTATACCGTGGTTGACGTGGTTCCTACGAGTTTGACCTATGGACAGCGTATTCAGCCCACGGGTTCGTATCCCATTGGACTGTTTTTGACTCCGCCGACCACAGCAGGTATCGCGTCCTCCGCGTCGGTTACCACCTTTTTTGCGAATCCGTATCTGGAAGGCAACTTCATCTACCTGACCGACATGGAGATGAACCAGCTTGCCACTGCCGACCAGACGTTCCTTCTCAAGCAAGTGACCCACGTTATTAAGGAGGGTCAGTATGGTGCAAACACGGAGCTGGAGATTCCCATGTTCAACATGGTGACACGCATCGTCTTCACTGCCCAGCGGTCAGACCGGATGACGACAAACGACTGGGACAACTACACCAATTGGTCCAGTTCGAACCGCGCCCCTTTCTCGGCTATATCCGAAAATATAATCGGAAGTAAAGGCGACCTGCTGTATTCGTCCGGACAGTATCAAGTGTCCTCGGTATCTCCGCGTGATGCCATTGTCGATGGCCAGCTTCTGTTTGATGGCAATGAACGGTTCAAGACGAAACCAAAGGCCTATTTCTCGCTTCTCCAGCAATACAAGCATACGACGGGTGAGCAACCGTCTACGCTCCCCGGTGTGTACATGTATTCGTTTGCCCTCAACAATGACCAGTATCAACCCAGTGGTGCAGTGAACGGCTCCAAGATTAACAAGGTTGTGCTTCGCGTTTCTCTCCAGCAACCCTTGCCCGTCAGCGCGGTGTCTGCGGCACAGGGCGTAGTCTGTATTCTGAAATCGACCGCACTCAGTCAGAACCCGGTGATCATTCCGCCAGGTGATCTTCTTCCGCAGGCTGATGGCACGTATCTGTACACATCTGACCAAGTGATTTCGATTGTTCCCTCGGTTGCGAATAACAACATCATCTTTTCCTACACGTATACCGTCGGCGTCTACGTTGAGTCCATCAATTACCTGCGTATCGTAAGCGGTCTCGCAAATCTCGTATTTGCTACTTAACAATGGGTGAGGTCAAGTTGACGAAGGCCGAGTACATTGTCGGCACGCAGACTCTCGATGTGATGGATCTCCTCGAAAAAATCAAAGCTGAAAATTACGGAGCAATTGAACTCCCAATGGCCAAGCTGGACGAAGACCTCCGGAAAGACAACCGTATTACAACGCCCGCGGATGCGGAGGCCTTGCGGTTGACTCCACCTCGGCTCGTTGTAGACTACGTGGACGAAAAGGGCATTCCCCACCACATTGAAAAGACCGGGGCTGCTCAGGCTGCACCGCTTCCTCCCGCAAAGGAGAAATTCGAAGACGGCAAGGATACGGTTGCCATTGGTGGGCGTTCAACGTTCGGCCGACTAATTCAGACTCCTTCGGAGATCTTCAAGGACATGGGAATGTTCGCAGCAAAGGGCTCCTTTCTCTTTGGGTTCGCACTCTTCTGGACGGTGATGGTTATCTGGACATTTACGCAGTGGACGTACATTGGCATTGAACTCACACCGCTCAAAGGAGCGGCAGGAGACCCGAACAAATACACCACAGAGAACCTTGGCATCTTCTCCAAGTACATCGTTGGACTGACTGCACTGGCTATGGGTGCCCTCGCTGCACTTTGCGAATATTCGAAGGTCAATGCCACGATCGCAAAATATGTTGGAGGCGTGCCGGTGTATGGATG